AATCGCTTATTGGCGTGTTACAGAATTATATGCAGATGATTTAAGACCATCACGATTTGAGTGGATAGCTAATAATAGAGTTACATTTACTACAAATAAGTTTGGCACAGAGGTCAGTCAGTATTATGTAGATGGTGTTGAGTCACCAATGAGTGGAATCGGTTCACTCATCACATTCCAAGGCCTCACACAAGGCGTATTACAAACCGCAAGTCGCACAATACAAAGCGCACTAGATATTGAAAAAGCTGCAGCTGTGTCTGCGCAAACTCCGATGCCAAGTGGTTACATTAAGAACACAGGAGCAGATTTACCAGAGCAACAAGTATCAGGATTATTGGCACAATGGAAACAAAGTCGCCTAAATAGATCCACAGCATATTTGACTAGCACACTATCTTACGAAACTACAGGATTTAGTCCTAAAGACATGATGTACAACGAAGCACAGCAATATTTAGCAACGCAAATTGCCAGAGCGATGAATGTACCTGCATATTATATTAGCGCAGATATGAATAATTCTATGACCTATCAAAATATTATTGACGGAAGAAAAGAGTTTGTTGCTTATTCTTTGCAACCATTTATCTGTGCGATCGAGGATAGACTCAGTATGGATGATATTACGCCACGCGGCCATCAGGTAAAATTCGCAATTGAAGAATCGTTTTTACGTGCAGATACAATCAAGCGACTAGAAGCCATAGAGAAAATGTTATCCCTGGGTCTTATTGACGTGGATGATGCAAAAGAAATGGAAAACCTAACACCTAACGGAAGAGAACAAGACGATGATACTTACATTCAGTAGCCACATAGAAGCTGCGGATACAGAGCGCAGAGTTATATCTGGCAAGATCGTGCCTTTTGAAGAAGTAGGCAATACTTCCGTTGGCAAGGTCGTATTTGCTAAAGGCTCAATTAAAATTGGGGATGCTGGCAAAATAAAAATGCTTATGCAACACCGAGCAGAAAAACCAATCGGTAGAATGCAATCAAATTACAAAGAAACAGAAGATGGAATTTATGCTAGCTTTAAAATTAGTGCCAGCATGCAAGGCCAAGATGCTTTGATTCTTGCAGGAGAGCAACTAATTGACGGCCTGTCCGTAGGTGTAGACGTTAATAAGTCTGTACAGAAAAAAGATTATTTATACGTGACTAGTGCAACTTTAAAAGAGGTCAGCCTGGTCGAATCACCTGCATTTAGTGCAGCGCAAGTAACTAAAGTTGCTGCTAGCGAAAGCGAAGCAGAGACACCAATCGAAACTAAAGAAAGCGAGGCTCCTGTGGAAGATTTAGCAACAGTGCCACAAGAAGCAAAGGCAGAGGCTGCTACTCCTACAGTAGAAGCCGCACGCCCAGTAATTACAGCACCACTTATTCAAACATCTATTCGTACTCCAATTACATCTATGGCTGCTTATACAGAGCATAAGATTAAAGCTGCTCTAGGTAATGAAGATTCAAAGCTATATGTAACTGCAGCTGATGATTCATTTTCAACCAACCCAGCATTTAGTCCAACACAATACTTAAGTGAGTTTGTAACTAATACTCGCTTTGGTACACCAGCAATTGATGCGTGTTCACAAGGAACACTTCCAACTACAGGTATGACAATCAATGTGCCTTCACTTGTTACTAGCGTTGGTGGCGGTTCAGGTGTAGCACCAGAAGTTACTGTAGAAGCCGAGGCTGGCGCAGTAGCAAATACAGGCATGGAAACTCAATATTTGTCAGCAACTGTATCTAAGTATGCTGGTATGAATACACTGAGTGTCGAATTGCTCGAGAGATCAGATCCGAATTTTTACTCTGAACTCACAAAGCAACTCGAGTATGCATATTTAAAGCGTTTAGATCAGACAGTATTGGCTGCTTTGATCCAAGCATCTGCTAACGGAACAAACACAACCGCTGACCTTGATGGAATTGTTGCATTCGCCGCAGAAGGCGCACGTACAATTTACACAAACACAGGTTATTTCGCACAGAACTACATTGCTAACCCAGCACAATGGGGCGCATTGATTTCTGCTCAAGACACCACAAAGCGACCAGTATTCACGGCCTTACAGCCTATGAATGCGGCTGGCCAGGTATCAACAGGATCTATTCGCGGTAATGTGCTTGGACTTGATCTATACGTAGACAAGAACTTCACAGCTACTACATTCGATGATGATTCAGCAATTATCCTTGCACCAGAAGCATTTACTGTATATCGCTCAGCACAGAATTTCATGAGCGTAAATGTAGTTTCAAACCTACAAGTACAGGTTGCGATCTACGGATACATGGCAACACTTGCCAAGATGCCTAACGGAATCTTGAAGTTCAAGAAGACCTGATAAAACCGATTAAATAAATAATCTCTGGGGTTTAGTAGCCCTAGCCCCAGGGAGCTAATAGTTAAGGAGTAGAGATGCCAGCCAGTTATGTTACCGTGGCCGAGTTGAGGGCTAACCTCGGAATCGGCTCACTCTACTCCGATGCTACTATCGAAGAAATTTGCCAAACATCAGAAGATTTACTTAACCAATATTTATGGTTTAACACTGCCCCAGTAGTAGGCACAGGATTACAAGATAACGTGGCAACCATTATGCTTGCTAATCCAAACGCCTTCGCAGCGACTCAATCAATAGTCGTAAGTGGTTGCGGTGCTACATTTAATGGCACGCACACAATTACTGGCACAATACCGCCAACGTCTGGCACTACTAGCCTTATTCCAGTATTTATGTATAACTACGGACAAGTTAATTACCCTAATGGTTATTCATTTGTTCAATATAATAAAACCGCAGCAAACCAAACATTTCACAAAGTATTACCTTACGGAGTGGCCACAGGACCAGATCATAAAACTCAATCTTACGCGACAACCCCAAGTATAAGAGAGGCGGCTATGATTCTGGCAGTTGATATATTTCAAGCCAGACAAGTCAGTCAAACAGGCGGGGTCGGTATGGATGGGGTCAGTGCTAGTCCTTACAGAATGGGATACCAACTGATCAACAGAATCAGAGGCCTCATCCAACCGTATTCAAGTCCAGCATCACTGGTGGGCTAATGGCCGCAATTAGCACTTTACGTGGCACAGTAGCAACCGCTTTGGCAAACCCTGGAGTTTGGTCGACCTTCTCGTTTCCGCCAGCAACTTTGCTTGCAAACAGCGTAGTCGTAACGGTATCAGATCCTTACATTGTACCTAGCAATAATAGCCAGACAAGTATTGCGCCTTTGGCTAATTTTAAGATTTTAATAACTACACCTGCATTTGATAATCAAGGCAACCTAAAAAGCATAGAAGATTTTATTGTGGCAGTAGTAAACAAACTAGCGGCATCTACCCTGGTTTATAACATATCAAGTGTCTCCGCTCCAGCTATAACCAATGCAGCTAGTGGAGATTTATTAACGTCAGAAATCACCCTATCAATCCTAACGAGCTGGAGCTAAAATGAGTTCACAAGCAGACGACTTAGCCTTCTTAATAAAGATAGGCCAGATCAAAGAAGCACCAAAACAAACCGCACAAACTAAAAAAGAAGAGGAATAACAATGGCCATATACTTAAATAACAATGTAGGCGTTAAATTGGCTACTGCCGCTGCGCCTACAGTACCTTCCGTAGATATCAGCTCTTATGTATCTAACGCAGTAATTAATCAAATTGTAGATGAACTTGAGGTGACAACAATGGGAGATCTTTCTCATCGCTTCGCTCAGGGTCTCCAATCTGCTACATTTTCAATCGACTTTCTCAATGACTGGGCATCTTCACAGGTTATGCAGACACTTAATGCTGCATTTGGCCAGACTCTAGCTGTATCAGTAATTACAGTTAAAGGCACTGTAGTTTCAGCTGCTAACCCTACTTACCAATTTTCAATCTTGGTAAACAACCTAACCCCACTAGGTCAAGGTGGCGTAGCCGAAATTGCAACATCTAGTCTGTCGTTTACAGTAAACTCAGTAGTAACAGTGTCCTCATCGGTGGCATTTTAACTAAGGAGTAATAATGGCAAAGCTAAAGATTACAAGGGCTAATGGCGAAGTTTCAGAACATAAAATAACGCCAGGAGTTGAGTACGCTTTTGAAATTAGCAAAGGAATGGGCATCTCTAAAGCCCTACGTGAGTCAGAAATGCAAAGCCATATTTATTGGTTAGCGTGGGAATGTTTACGTAGATCAGGTGCGCAAGTACCTTTATGGGGTGCAGAGTTTATTGACAGTTTAGAAACTGTTGAGGTATTAGACGAAGAAAAAAAATAGTCCAGCGTGATTCCATTCTCTATACCGTGGCTGCTTTAAGTGTAGAGACTGGAATTGCGCCTAGTGAGTTTACCAATATGGATTCGGACATGCTCACAGCAATAATGCAGGTGCTAACAGATAGAGCCAAGGAGATCAAAAATGCCAGCAGAGGTCGTAGGCGTTAAAGATGTCCTTAATGGACTCAGTTTTATCGATGAAGATTTAAGGCTTAAAATTAGCAACGCTATTGATCCGTTAATGCGAGCAGTGGCAGAAAAAGCCAAAGGTTTTGTGCCATCTAATACACAGGTGCTATCGGGTTGGTCTAAGTCATTATCTTCTAATATTGATCGACCATTTCCAAAGTATGATGGCAGTGTAGTTAAGGCTGGTATTGGTTATAACCCAGGTAAAAATGTAGCCACAAAGAATGGCTGGCAAGTAAGCCAATATGTTTACAACGTAAGCAGGGCTGGTTCTATTTATGAAACCGCAGGAAGATTAAACCCACAAGGCAGAGCGCCATTTACATTTAAACATGAAGGTAGCGGCACTTACGTTAGAAAATCTGCAAAAAGCCAAGCGTTAGATTTTTATGATTCAAATAACCCATTTGCTAGCCAGCAATTTATTGGTGCTTTAGAGCCAGTAACAAAGCCTAAAAGAGTGCCAGGCGCACGTGGGGCAACTGGTCGAAAAATGCAAGGCCGTTTAATCTACAAAGCTTGGGCGCAAGATAATGTAAAAGTTTATGAAGCGATATTAAAGGCTGTAGATAAAACAGCTGTAGAGTTTACACGCAAAACTGAAATTAAGAAGGTGGCATAGTGGCCAATATATTTGTAGCAGCTTCGGCAACTTGGAATGGTAAGGCTCTTAAAAAAGCTAAGCAAGATGTAGGCGTATTTGATAAGCAAGTTAAAAAATTAGGCGGGACACTTGCCGCAGCATTTTCAGTTAGAGCAATAACTAGGTTTGGTAAAGAAGCAGTAAAAGCATTTATGGCAGATGAGAAGGCCGCCAAGTCATTAGAGCAACAGTTAAAAAACACTGGTTATCAATTTAGTGGCCCAGCCGTAGAGATGTATATTGCTAATTTACAGAAAACTACAGGCGTATTAGACGATCAATTACGACCAGCATTTCAGCAATTATTAACAGTAACAGGATCACTTACCACAAGCCAGGATGCATTAAATACTGCACTAAATGTAAGCGCGGCAACAGGTAAATCATTAACCGAGGTTACCTCAGCCCTATCACGTGGATATGCAGGTAATACTACAGGTTTAAGTAGATTAGGTGCTGGTTTAAATAAAGCATTATTAAAGACTGGCGACATGGATAAAATCATGGCTGAACTTAATAAAAAGTTTGCAGGTCAGTCAGCAGCCAGATTAGATACCTATGCTGGAAAGATGGATTTATTAACTGCAGCATCAGCTGACGCACAGGAAATTATAGGTAAAAGTTTATTAGATGCTTTAACACGGCTAGGCGATGATAACAGTATTGCAAGCGCAACGAAGAGTATGGAAAATTTTGCGACAGCTACAAGTGAAGTAATTACTGGCTTAAGCGTAATTATTAGCAAGCTAAAACTAATCGGTAATGTGCCAGGTGTTGATGCAGAGATTCTTAAAAATTTACCGTATGTTGGACCAGCCTTACGGGCTATACAAGGTTTAAGAACGGTTGGTAGAGAAAATACCCCCTCACAATTTAACACAGTCGCCAGACCATCTGTTGCAGAAATCGGCACTCAACTCAAATTATTAAAAGCCAAGAAAGACGAACTAGCATTACTCAACAAAAAGAACGCTATTGAAAATAAAAACGTAGAAGAATTAAAAAAGAAGTTTGACCTAGAGCGCATAGGCATAAATGCAGCCCTAAACAATGCTACCGATGAAGAGACTAAGTTACGCCTAAGATCACAGTTAGCAATCCTAGACAATAACGAAGCTTTGGCTAAAAAGTTAATAGCAGAATTAGAAGCAACTGAGGCATTAAGAAAACTTGCAGAACAAGCCAAATTAGCAGGTATGACTTTGGAAGATTTCGCCATATTCAAAGTTAAAACATTATCATCTAAAATAGATAGTTACATAGAAGATATGGCTTTATCTACTATACGTGAGTTAAATGCACGTATCGCTGCGACTTTGGCTAAGTTTAATTTTACAGTACCTGCAGCACCTACAACTTCAGGGCAAACTTTTCAATCACCTACAACTGGCAATGTTTACACAGCCCCACAGGTAGCAGAAGCCATCACAAGCACTAGAGAATTAAACTCTCGCATTAGTGATTATTTAGCAGGCTTTGGCATGGGTGGCACACAACGCACTTCAAGTCAAGAACCTATGGACATTAGACTTACTATAGATGGCGGCAGTGACAAGTTGAGTCAGGCTATAGCAGAAAGCATACAGGTGGCAACTAGATCAGGTTACTCAACAGTACCTGCTGGATTCTTTGTATGACCTTACCAGTAATAAATGCTGTAATTAATTTTAGCACTGGGCCTAGTTTTGCCCAAGCCATGATATTAGATACAGGCATATTAGATACAAACGTACTAGCCGATAGCGCAGCTGTAATTGTGGATGTGTCTAATCAAGTTAACCGCATAGAGACTAACCGAGGCCGTACTGCATTATCAGATCAATTCCAAACAGGCTCACTTACTTTACGCATCGTAGATCAAAATGGCGACTTTAATCCGCAAAATGTTACTGGCCCGTATTATAATTTATTAACACCTATGAAAAAGGTGCAGATTACTGCAACTTACGGAAGTGTTACTTATCCTATATTTTCAGGTTTTATTACCAGTTTTACAACAACTTACCCAGATGAGTCTGGTGAAGATTTAGCCATGACAACCATGCAAGCTGTAGATGCGTTTAGATTAGCGCAAGTAGCACAGATCAGCACAGTTACAGGTGCTATTGCAGGCGACTTATCAGGCACACGTATTAACGAAATACTAGATCAAATCTCATGGCCAGCGACTATGCGTGACGTGGATGCAGGTCTTACTACTATGCAAGCAGACCCAGGCACTAACCGCACAGCACTGCAAGCTTTAACTACTGTAGCGACTTCCGAGTATGGCGCGTTGTATGTCAATGCGTCTGGCTCGTTTGTATTTCAAGATAGAAATGTTACAGCTGGATCTATTGGCGGCACACCTACAGTCTTTGCAGATAATGGCACAGGTATAGATTACTTTGATGCTAGTTGGATACTAAATGATGTGCTTATATTTAATAAAGCCACTATTACTAGAACTGGTGGCACAG